GGCGTGCTGGAAATCGTTTAAGCGCCCCTCGTCCTGATGCACTAGGGCAAACAGAATACTTACGAAGATCAAAAGAGAAAAAACTATTACCGCAACCAAGAGAACAAATAGAATTAGTAGAAAGTCCATTTGTTCCTCGGCGGGATTTAGCCTCTAGCTGGTTTTAAGTAAACGGGCGAGTGCCAGCCTTGTCAATAATTAACGATTGATTACGGGGCGTTTGCTCAGCCGTATTAGGCACGCTAATATGTGTCCAACCACCGCCTCGATCCTTGTCCCAAAACTCCCGAATTATTTGGTCAAACTGTATATCAGAAGCTATGATTGCTCGGCACACTTCGTCAGGAGTCATGCCGGCAACCCGTATGTCTGCGGCACAACCAATCCTGTGCTGGCTGGTATCTTTAGAACCTACCGCATCATTGACTTGCTTGTTACGAAACCCTGAGTTAATCATTATTGGTTTACCAAGGGTTTTACGCACTTCTTCTAGTAGGCCTGCTAAGCGAGTAAGATTTGCAATCTCGTTAGCGTTTGGCATATTATCCCAGCCGTTACGAGCGCCTACTTCTGAGGCAATTAATTCTTGGAGTGTAAAGTTTTCGCTAAGGTTCATTTTTTAAGCATCCCTTCTATCTCTTTTGCTTTGTCTTTACTGCCTTGGCTTGAGCCAAAATAAAACGATAAAACTTGTCCGGCGGCACTTGTTATAAATCCTAGTGCAAAAATAATAATTTGCTGTTGATCTTGTGGCGTATTAACAAACATAAGAACGCCAATTAATGTAAAGGCTAAACCAACTACGCCTAAAGCAAGCACGGGAACTACTAACTTGTCTAATGCGCTTGCGTGTTCAGAAGTGGCTACTTGTGCATAAGCTTTACGGGCAGAGTCACGATCCGCAACTTCTAGCTTAGCATACTCAAGGTCTAATTCTTTTAGCTTTAAAGCCATTTCAGGATTGCCGGTCAATGCTTGAGTAACACCCTCTACCGTAGCGTCATCTATACCCAGTTTAGATGCTATCCAGCCAACTGCCGCACCGCCTGCCGGACCAGCAACGGCTGTTGCTAATACTGGCGCAACCCCTTTAAGTATTCCTAATAGCGTATCCATTATTTCTTAGCCCTTTCTTCAAGAAGTTTTACTCGCACATGCAAATCTTGAATTTCTCTGTGTAGTTCAGCTTTAAGAACATGACGCTTTTCTGCAGATATTGGGCTATCTGTGGGTACGCCCTCGTTGGTAATTAAAGCTGGCATTTTGCCTTCAATCTTAGTAAGGCGTTCTTGAAATGAAGATACTTGACCGAGTAGCCATGCTATACAGGCTACCAAAATCGGAATCACCGCCTTCATAATGTCTTGCATATTCATTTTTTAACCCCCCATACCATGTAATAGGCTATCCATCCAGCAACTAAAAAGCACCAAAACTGCACCCATCTAACTCTGCCTAGTTCTGCATCAAAGTATTCTTTATCTTGTTTTTCTAGCTTTTCGATTTCAATTTTTATATCCAGCAACTTTTGCCATTCTTTAGTGCCGTATTGTTTTATAAAATCTACTCTTAGCTTGTATTCTTCATCCGAAATCTTTTTTCGGTGTTTATATTCTTCTAGGGCTTTAAATATTGCCCGTTCTTTTTTTAGCTCTGCCTCTCGGCGCTCACGTATTTTTGCTTGCGCACGTTGTCTTGCTACGTCTACCGCTTCTTTCTGAACATCCTCAATGTTCTTGCCAATTTCTTTACCAGCTTCTCGCCCCGTTTTTATCCCTTCGCTGATGCCTTTAGCACCAACCGATAACCCCAGTTCGTCTGACATACCGCATTAGTGTATTTTAAAGACAATAGCAACTAATGACGCAACAATAAATGCGGCGCTACTAATTAAGATTTGTTCTATGCGTTTTAGTCTTGCGCAGATTGAATCGTAGCGAATCTCGCATACGGCTTCATGAGAATTTAACCGAGCCTCGGTTTCGGGAATAGATGACATAACAGCTCCAAAAAGTTGGGAAATCGTGTCATGTCGTGTGCAAAAATTTTATCACTTCTTGAGGAGATACAAAAGCATCATTTTTGTGCTCAGTAAAATCCCACCATAAAAATTGGTTTTCGGCTAAATATACTCTATCTTTAAGTAAATTTGTGTTCTCTGAGTGTCCGTATATTAGCGGATCGGATACTGACCATAGGGCTATTCCCTGTTTACCCTCAGCCCAAGCTAGATGCTGGAAAAAACTATCCACCCCAATCCATGTGCGGCACTCACTAATTAAGGTTTTAAGCTCGAATAACGGTAAGTTTTTCCTAAAATCAGGCACTAATTGATCCTCGCCATCTATCCCTACTTGCACAATTGGCTCATCAATTAAAGCAATAAGCTCTTTCCAATAAGGATAATTCTTAGGGTTTTGTTTGCCGTTTTGTAGTTTTTTAGCGTATGGATGAATAACTATCATAGGTAAAGCTTTCGGTAAGCATCCTCTAGGCTACCAGTCCAGCCCCAGTCAGCCATTTTTTTGTATATATTCCATTGATCTAAATTGCCGAACAAAGCATGGGCATCAGCAATGGACTTGCAAGGTATGACTTCGGGATAGCACCCAAACACAATAGCGTTAGATATATCTGGCAGAACCTTACTAAACACAATATGATCGCCAAGCCCAGAATCAAGAACCACAATCGTTTTTTCAGCCAGCCCCAAGATATTCCGATATATTTTTTCATCGTGCTCAAACATTTCTTGCTTTGCGCCATCACGGATACCCCCTTGTGGGTTCTTTAAGTGCCAAGTAATAGCATTGGGAACGACTAATAGCTTGTATCCTTTACGGTGTAACCCGTGCGAAAACAGCGTTTCTTCCCTGTGCGCAACCTTAGATAGCCCAAGATTAAAGTCATGCACCCCAGCACGGTATATAAAAGTTGAGTAAAGATGTTCGACTGGCTTTGGTTCTTTAATCATGCCCCATTGAATATTAGGCTCAACGTCTATGTTCTCAATTAGCCCAGTAGATTCTAGGAACGTAGGCGTGTTAGGCGGGTTAATAACTGAGCCGCCGACTGCGCCAATGCTGTCATTACAGTAATGGGATAAGACTTCTAGCACGTTAGGCTCTGGAATGGCATCATCATCGCACCGCCATACCCATGTATAGCCCGTTTGCGCCGCCATTGTATTAGCCGTTTGGTGTATGTGATGCTGACCTTTTTTGCCCGCAAAGAGCCATTCCCACTCTATTTTTTTGCTATTGAGTAACCAAAATAGGTGCTGATATAAGAATTCTTTTCTCATATCCAGCGGCTCATCATTGTCATCAAAAATAATTAGCTTATCTGGCTTCTTGGTTTGATTGGCAATAGCTTCAATTACTAAGGGTAGAGTAGTAAAGTATCTGCCCTTAGTCGGTAGACAGCACAGTATCTTTTCTTTGTCCCACTTGCCCATGAGCAAATTAAATTGATTTGTAGGGGATACGGGAATCATGTATTGGGTAATTAGCCCAAACTCATTCGTATATTCAAAATCAAAACCCTTAAAATGGGATTCGTTTAAGCCATGTAGCTTATGATGCTCACCCCAGAAACCTTTGGGTTCATTGTGCGGGGTAGTAAATAGTAAGCGCTTGCAATGCTTTTTGAGCTTCTCCAGCACCTCTAAACCATTGTCCATGTGCTCAATAATTTCAAAAGCAATAATCGTATCGTATTGTTCTAGCTCGATTTGATTAATGTTGCCTTGAATAAAATTACAGCTTATGTAATTTAAAAATTTATTCCAGTTTTGTTCTTTGGCAACTTCAATAATTGTAGGGTCGTAATCTAACCCCGTATATTGAACATGAGAAGGCATAAATTGTATGCCGTAGCCCGTTGAGCAACCAATATCTAGGATTTTTGTGCCTAAAATATGTTTAGCCGCCCATTGGTATCGAGCAGATTCCCTAGCGTGGACTAGATCACCTTTTAGGAATACTGCTCTTTCGTAGTTGTTTGTTAGTCTTGTCCTATATTCATCCATCTTGTCTTATCTTATTTTGTTAAACAATCACCCATACCGCATCCGTAGCTACTGTTACTGTAAAGCCCGTACTAATAGTTATTGGTCCAGCCGATAATCCATTGGTGTTTGCCAAAATGGTAATATTTTCTGCTATTGAATTTGAATTATAAGCAATAGCTTTTGTTGCGGCAGTTCCATAAAACTGACCGCCACTAGGTGCAGCTGCCCAAGATGGTAAACCGCCAGCAACCGTCAACACTTGACCAGTTGAGCCAATGCCTAACCTTGCGGCAACAGTAGGAGATGATTCATACAGAATATCTCCAGTTGTAGTCATTGGGTTTAGCGCATTAAACGCCGCAGTAGCCGTAGTATTCCCTGTTCCACCGTTAGCAATAGATACTGGCAACGCTACGCCTAGCCCGCTGTATCCGCTAAATCCGCTAAAGCCCGATGTTCCTGTTGTTCCTGTTGCGCCAGTTGCGCCAGAAAATCCACTTTGCCCTGAGAACCCTGAGATACCACTAAATCCTGATGTGCCAGTTGCGCCAGTTGCGCCTGAGTAACCGCTAAGTCCAGATGCCCCCGTTGCTCCCGTTGCCCCAGAGTAACCACTAAATCCTGACGAACCGTTTGTGCCGTTAATGCCAGAAAATCCGCTTGTGCCTGAGAATCCAGATATGCCGCTAAAACCAGAAGCGCCAGTTGCCCCTGTTGCTCCGCTGTATCCACTTAATCCAGAAGCGCCTGTTGCGCCGTTAATTCCAGAGTAGCCGCTGATACCCGAAGCGCCGTTTGTGCCGTTAGTACCAGAAAAACCAGATTGACCAGAGAAACCGCTAATGCCTGAGAATCCAGAAAAACCGCTTGCGCCAACTGCACCAGAAAAACCGCTAAGACCGCTTGCCCCAGTAGCGCCGCTGTATCCGCTAAAACCAGATGCCCCAGTAGCGCCATTAGTGCCGCTAATGCCAGAGAAGCCGCTAATTCCTGAGAAGCCAGACCAGCCGCTAATTCCAGAACCAGAATACCCTGAGATACCGCTAAACCCAGATGTGCCAGAGAATCCACTAATACCGCTGTATCCTGAGTAACCGCTTGCGCCGCTATACCCTGATTGGGTATACATTACCTGAGTTGCAGTAAGAATAACTGATGGAGTTCTAGGATAAGAACCAGTTGCCGCTAATGTTTCAATGCTTACGCTTGCATTTGCAGTTTGCCAATAAAGTTGAAATACATCATTAGCCGCAACATTTAAAACATAATTTACAGTTAATATTTCAGATGAAAATGCTGAACCTTGTTTATCAGGCACATCAAAGTGGCTATTGCTATCGGCTAAATTAGAACCATTCTTCCTTAACCAAACTTGTATAGAACCATTGGCAGTTGAGGTATTGGTAAGTTGCAATGAATAAGTAATGCTAAATGTTCCAGCAACATTAAATCGCCATTGATTTGCAGAAATTAAAACAACATTGTTGCTTCCATCCGTTGTATTAATGTTAATTGCTGTTGGAGTATTTATAGTTGCAGTTTGGTTTGTGGTGTCATAGAAAGAACCATAAGCACCTACCGCACCGCCTAAACCAGCAACGCCAGAATACCCAGAGAATCCGCTAATCCCGCTGTATCCACTAATCCCAGAGAAACCTGATATACCAGAGAACCCAGAAATCCCTGAGTATCCAGAGTAACCCGACACTCCGCTACCTGAGTAGCCTGAGATGCCTGAGAATCCAGAGTATCCCGATTGTCCTGAGAACCCAGAATACCCTGATATTCCTGAGAAACTTGAGTATCCACTTATTCCTGAGTAACCTGAGAATCCAGAGATTCCGCTAAATCCGCTGTAACCGCTTACGCCGCTACCAGAATATCCGCTGATCCCAGAGAATCCAGAAATGCCTGAGAACCCAGAATACCCGCTAATCCCCGACCAGCCGCTTATACCGCTGTAACCCGACCAGCCACTTATTCCAGAATTGCCTGAGTACCCTGAGATGCCACTAAAGCCGCTGATCCCGCTGTAACCCGAATACCCGCTTATTCCAGAGAACCCGCTAATACCTGACCAGCCAGAGATTCCGCTAAACCCTGACCATCCCGATATACCCGAATACCCGCTGTAACCTGAGATACCAGAGAAGCCACTTATGCCAGAGAACCCGCTGTAACCGCTTATGCCTGACCAGCCTGAGATACCAGAGAATCCGCTTATCCCAGAATAGCCTGAGTAACCACTAATGCCTGAGAAACCACTATATCCGCTGATGCCAGAGAACCCTGACCAGCCAGATATGCCTGACCAGCCGCTGATGCCAGAGTAACCGCTGTACCCAGAAATGCCGCTAAAGCCAGATATACCGCTAAATCCAGAATAGCCTGAGTATCCGCTAAAGCTAGAGTAGCCAGATATGCCTGAGTACCCAGAATAGCCGCTTATCCCAGAAAACCCTGAGATGCCGCTATACCCTGAGAATCCTGAGATACCGCTGTAACCGCTATACCCGCTTACTCCGCTACCAGAATAACCTGAGAATCCAGAAAAACCTGAGTAACCACTTACTCCGTTCACAACAGCAAAGATTACGTCTTGATTATTAGCAAAGTTAGTTGTGCCTGTTCCAGCAGAGCTAATAAGGTCTACTGGAAATGTCCAATACGTTCCTAAATTTGTTGGTGTGCCAGTTATAACCCATGTCTGCCGATTAGCGCTATTCGCTTGATCTTGAATAATAAATTGTTCTGTTGTAGTTAATATTTCTAAAAAAGCACTAATGTCTACGCCATTGTCAGCAATACTACTGACGTTGATTTGTGTTGCGTTTATTTGCGTAGCGTCATTCCATAGCAAATACTCTGCCGTAG